TTAATTCAACAAATTTAGCGTAATTAGTTTGTAGTTTCCCTTAACGTTATTAGTTGTGTGTTGGACTACCTTTGACCCTTTATTTTTAATCAGGTACATTTTTGTCGCTTCCGTATAACTTACATTTTGAATCTTAGTAACAATTAATTTTTGTCCCTCTTTCAGCAAATACTCCTTCTCACCTTTATTCTTTGAGATTGGATCAATATAGGCCCCATGGAACCCGGCTGGAATATTGATTCTCAAAAGACACTGACTACTGAATCCTAAGGCGACTTGCTTAGAGAGACTAGTAGAAGAGAAGGCCTTGTCTTGATAGATTGACCCAACGCTTAACCCCCGGTTATTTAGTGAGAGCTTTAAGCCTTTGTTAGATATACCACGATAAACTGTCGTATTGTAACGTAGCTTGAATTTAGAAATCCCCTTTTGGACCAGTTGCGCTTTTTTGACAACTTTTTTCTGACCTTTACCATTTCTCAAATACCCGTTAATTTTTTCATAACCATCGCCAGTATAATAACCGACCGCCTGTACACTCTTTTTCCCGATTTTTGAGGACCATTTTTTAGAATCCTTAGCCAGCACTTTAATTTGCTTTTTACTTAATGATTTTACATCACTGGAATATACAAATTGCTTATCGTTACTTAAAAATAATTTATCCGTGCTTTGCGGTTCCGTAACAATATGTCCTCCCTCAACCGTCTGCCGCACTGTTAATGGCACATTTTTACTGATAGACACACTAGCAGTATAATCAGGTGCCTTACCAATTGCTTTATAAGCAATTGCATTCTTCTTTGTGACTAGGTATCGGTATTTTGAATCATGAATATAATTATTGCGAGTAGTCATAGAAACTATAGAGTCCCCTGAAGCAAAAGAGGCCGCATTCACATTTTTTGTCCCTATAGTCAAAACCCCGCCGATAACAATTAAAGACAACCCCAATTTTCTTAGCATATTCCCCTATCCCCTTTCAACTAATCCCATTATATATTAGTTGTTGAAAAAATATCATCACTTTTCATCCTCATTTTAAAACTTTCAAATACTCTGTTCTTCTGTCAAAATGTGAACTAAACCCTGCCACCATCTATAAAACACTAAGGTACTAAAAAAGCCGCTGTCATAAGGGTTTTGACACCCTATGACAACGACTGATAACAATGATTGGGTATACTGGGAATGACCCCCACTTCTTTATAAATGCCTACACACCAATGATAGCAATGGTTTTAACGCTTAGTAAATAATGGTTGGCTTACCATTTGGCTTACTTTACAAAAAAACCACCGTTTCCGGTGGCTTCATACTTGCGCGGGGCAGTGACTGTTAACTTCATCGGTTAACAGTTTTTTTATTTATCAATATAAAAATAATCTTTCGGTGCTTCAGATGGCCGGCCACGTTTCCAATGACTATTTACTGAGCCATATTTACTAGGTACAGGATCAGGACTCATAGCTACAAATCTTCGCCCAACTGAATCCATGAATATGTTGATTCGACTGTACTCTCTAGTTGGTGTAACAAGCGTACAATTTTCGTGATTAATGCCATAAACATCTATAAAATCCATATTATCACATTGCTTTCCTGTATGCCTTTAATAAAAAAGAACTGCTCCATCAAAAGCAGTTCTTCATAATATTAGACAAATTATTGTGGAACAACATTAGTCGCTTGAGGTCCTCGATCGCCTTGTTCAACATCGTAACTAACTTTTTGCCCATCGTCAAGACTCTTAAAACCGTCAGTTTGAATTGCTGAAAAGTGTACGAATACATCTTTATCATCTGAACCAGTGATAAACCCAAAGCCCTTATCAGCATTAAACCATTTTACAGTACCATTTTGCATATATATATCCTCCTAGGAATCAAACCAAAGTAACCAAATTGAATTAACATCTAAGAAAATAATAGATAGCAAAGATGAATGATACTTATAACTTCCGAACATGTCAATTTAACTAACTTTAACACTTTAATTCGATGTATGCAACCCTAAATAATTCAAGCGCACAATTCTTCATGTAGTTAAACTTGCTAACACTAACGGACAATCGTTCGCAAGCCTCGCTTCGGGTGAAACGTTTCTCAATGATATAATCATGCAGGATAAATTGATACTGCGGATTGTGGATCGCATTTAGCGCGTCATCAACCTCTTTTAGCTGATAGGATAGGTCAACATAGTTAATGAGGCTAGTTTCAACGCCATTGCCGCAACTGTGACTAGGAGCCACACTTAAAACTGGACTAGATACCTGATTAAACGTCCGAATTTCCTGTTTTAGTTTGGCATACTCTTTTAATAAATTACGGATCTTCTTAATATCTTGACGCATTGGAACCACGCTTTCTGATTCCAAATATATGTATAAGGAGAGGGAGTCGCAATCTGCGGTTCCCTTACTAACAATGAATTAAATGAATTACTAAGGACACCTATATTATAACATTTCGTTCAATTAATTTCACCTATTTTATTTTTAAATGAAATTCATTCATCAACACTTTTTATTCGCTTGTCAGCCCACGGAGTTGCTGGATCATGCTAACCACTTGGTAAGGAGTCTGCTTCATATCCACCACCCGGTTTTGATACCAGAATTGTGTTAGCAACGACACCGCAAAATCATATTGCTTATATTGGGTTAAACCAGCCGTAGTGCTAACAGCGGTCTGAATATATTCCTTAGCGGCATCTAAGTAGCCCTGAATTAAGGTATCATCTTCGGTCAAGTCCAAGCGTAAGCTGGTTTTAATATCATCAACCGTCACAGCCATATCATCACTTCCTTTGTGGGGGTAACGATTCGTTCCCCCTTAGTTTTAATTTATGTATATAAGGGGGTGTCCAAAGTGGCTCCCCCTTATATAGGTAGTGTCATCCAAATTCGTTATGGCTCAGACCCATAACGGTGTGGATCCCCCTTGTATAGGGAGTGGCGCTTGTTTAGAGGCAGGTGAACATTATTCACCTGGGTGGATCCCCCTTGTATAGGGAGTGGCGAATCAACACCCCCCTTATGTTCTTCTATTTACCGCTAGTTGCTGTTCCTAGTGCCACATTAATCACAGCAGACTTATCAATCACTTCATAATCGTTCCGCACGATCACTGATAAGCCTTGGCTGAATTGGTCGAACTTATCCCATTGGGCGGTTACTTGGTTACGCCGGAAAACAGCCACGGCTTGTGATAAGTCCCCTACAATCATTGGGAACGTCCCGTCAGCATTGTTGGCCAGTAACTTGTCACTGATCATGACGACCGGGGCCCCTAACAAGGTAAAGCCGCTTGGCGCCGTTGGATTAGGTTGCAATAGGTAACGGCCTTCGCTATCTTTCAAGGTATCAAGATAATTGAACCCAGATTGGTTAACTAACCACATCTTGTTCAAAGCAGGGTCTAAGGTCACATTGAAAATCTTCTTGAGATCATCAATTCCAGTAGCAGTGGCCTTGGCAAAGTTCGTACCCGTAAGCAGACCCATAATTTGCGTGTTGTCCGTATTATCAACGAGTTGTTGTAATTGGGCCTTAACTTCACTCACAATATCCACTTCGGCATCTTCTACAACTTCGTTAGATAAGGCAATCTTACCCGCCCGGGTTTTTACATCAAATGGCACTTCCGTAAACATATTCGCGTTAACGTCCGCAATATCAGCGAGTTCTTCCTTAGTAGCCAGTACAGCTGATTGTCGACTAGTCGAGATAGGATAAGTCCCAGAACCACTAGAAACTTGCTTAACCGTCGCATATTGGGCGAGATTGTAGGTGGATTGCTTTAATTGGAAAACGGGGGTAATGAGTTCCTTGGGAATAACCGCACTGGCACCACTCGTATTCAAGCCGTCTCGGGTTTCACCGTGGCTTCGTACATAAGCTTCAAAGGCAGGAACACCGGTCTTGTTGTCATCTTCATTCGTGTTTGGATCAATAATTGTTTGCTTTGCCATATTATCAGGCTCCTTTTCTTGATTGATAAATTTTTCATAGCTACGGGTATCAACTTGAACATTGGTATCGTCATAAGCGGGAACAGCAACCACTGAAACATCGAACAAGCTCTTAACTTGATTAATGGTTCGGGTGATATTGCCATCATCATCTTTAGCCCATTCATCGGTGTTGTCGTCACTATCAAAGCCAAATGAACAGGAATCAACGTTTCCGCTTTGAACTTCTTCATAGACATCATTAGCAAACGACGTATTCGGTAACTGGGCGATGAAATGTAGCCCCTTGTCGTCTGTTTCTAGCGTCAGCGTGCCCGCCTTGACGCTGGCTAACACTTGAGTGTAGTCGTGGTTGTTGAGCATAAGAACGTTTGATAAATCGACACCATCAAGCGCCTTTGGGGTTACAATCTCGGTAAAACCACCTAAATCTTTACTTGGTGAGTTCCACACAATGGCATAACCACTAATCGTTTTCCCCTTGCTTGTTTGGGAATCTTTAGGTTGCGGGTCTGCTGAATTTTCAGCTGGCCCGTCTTCGGGTGTTTCTGACTGCGGCGTTTGTGCTCGCAATTCGGCGTCAATCGTTAACCGTCGGTCTTGTTTCATGAATTAGTCACTCCATTCTTTTGTAAGTTTAAGAAAATATTGCCATCGTCAGTTGGTGGCAAGCCAATCTTGGCCCGGGCTTCATTGCGGCTCATAACGCCACCCGTAAATCCAGCCACCGCTTGGGCTTGCTGGGTCTGCGGGTCAAGGCTCAATAATTTATCCGTGTTAAACGTAAAGTCATGACCAAGCTTGAATGATAGTTCGCTGGTGAAGCTATCGAAGTAATGCTGTAACGTCCCTTGTAGATACTGCACGCCACTTTGCTCTTGGTTAGAGTGATCGTTTTCTACTCCTAAGCGCTCCGGCGGCAAGCCAAAGGCTTTAGCAATTTGCCGGGTCGTCCAGTCATTCGAGTTGACCAGCTTTAACACGTCAGTGTTCAAGGGAAGATTACTGATATCCATACCATCATCAGTGACAATCGTATTAACCGCATTTTCTCCGGTGGTAGTTTCATCAAACTGTTTTCGGACATTTTCTTTGGCTTCTTTGCCTAAGTCCGTTTGGTGCAATTTAACGATGGTGGTGCCGTGCACGCCGGCAGTAAAAAAGCCGGTTAGCAATTTATTGCCGGCCGACTGAATCTGGCGTTCATCTTTCAAGGCATATAGTGGGCTGATCCCCGATACCCCGTCTTTGGTGAAATATTTGAAATGCAAGATGTTGTTAGGCGCGATCTGACGACACGTTCCACTGGTTGGCGTATAAGTATAGGTCAACTTGCCGCTCACATCGTCTTGCTCAACCACCAATTGATTGTTGGGAATCAGTTTCAGGGTGTGATTAGGTAAAATCTCCGCGAAACTATTGCCATTGAGAAGCAGATTGGCCGCCAAGGCATATTTAAAATGGTAGCCGTCCATATTGCTATTCGGGTTCTGATTAATCGTGGTATTAAAAATGGCCGTATCGCAAACAATCGGATTGCTGGCAATGTCGCTCGCAATAATGTTAATTGCCGCGTAAATGTCACTGTTGCGTAGTACCGCAGCACTCACAAATGTATAGGGGTCATTGCTTGATAAACTAACCAAAGCGTCAGCCACTGGATCATTAGTGCCACTGGTGGTGCTTGCTTTAACAAAAATGCTCATGGGTTCACCTCCTTTTCTTCATAATTAATCAGTAGTGCCAAAACGATCAGGCTAACTCCGGCCAGCATGATGGCTGCATACCACCCTAACCAACCGCCGACACCAACGACTAGCAGAATCAGCCCCATAATCAGCAGGATTGCAGATAGGTAATTAGAACAGATCCGTTGCAGTCGCATAATACTCGTTCGCATGTTGGTTCGCCTCACTTTCTTGATAATAATCCATACCGGCCACATAAGCATTAATTAAGGCTGCTATCGGATCAATCCGGTTGCTATTGCGTGCCTTATCCAATTGCCAGCCATTATTCAACACTTTCAAGATGGCGTTATTGACCGCATAAGCGAGAATCTGATTGCCATTGTGTTTAATGTGACCCGCATACAGCTGATCACGGAAATTTCGGGTGGGAATATTCAAGGTCAACGTCCCTTGACGCACTTCAAATAAAGGATAATTCAATTTTTCGAACTTAGTGATTAAGGTTTGGGCGTTGTATGGATCATAGGCCACGGCTTTCACTTTCCAGTTATATTGCCCGACTAATTGCTGTACATAGTCAAATAGCGCATCGTAATCAATAATGCCGCTGTCTAGTCGGGTGATACTGCACTCGCCCGCCCGTTCCATCGATCGGTAATCAATACCATCACGTTTAATCTTAGAATCGAGGCCGTATTTAGTCCCCACAAACGAATGACTATCACAATAAAATTGACCGTTGCCAATTGGCACCAGCCAACTAACCGCGGTCAAATCATTACTTTTTGATAAATCAATGCCAATATACACATCGCGCCCCCGCAAATTAGGGATTTTATTTAATTTTCCAGCGGCCCAATCGTCCGCAGAAATATAACTATCCTCACTGGCTTGTAACCACATATTGAAGTTCTTAACCAGCACCGGAATGAGGTTATTTTGCTTAATGGCAAGGTCAACATCGGCCTGAATTTTCTCCGTCATGCGTTGCTTAACATGTGGTTCACTGAACAACGGGTTTGCCTTGATCCAATTGGCTTGATCGTAAACTTCTTCGCGGTCGTCTAGTTCCCAAATTGCCACAAAGTAGCGATCAGCTTCAATCTTCCCCTTTAAAACGTCCGTCAACATCTCATATTCGGCGTGCATGGGGACGTTGAGATTAAGCCCCGAAGTGGAAATCACCGCCAGCAATGAATTATCCTCTTGCGCTTGACCAGACTTCAAAACGTTGTACACCTTGCGGTCTTTAGCTTCGTGCCATTCATCTAAAATAACGGTAGTCCCGGCATAACCATCAAGCGTACTGGTATCACTGGCAAGGGCCAAGGCTTGCGAATCAGTTTCTAGGTCGGTAATGGCTTGCTTCTGTACCTTAATCCGTTGCCGCATGTACTTCGATTGCTTGCGGACTTGCCGTAGCCCACTTGAAAGCATATCGTAGCCCAGCTTAGCTTGTTTAAGGGCGTTGCTGACGAATAATACCTGTCGGTTGCGGGCGGGCTGACGTTCTCTTAAAAGGCCATTAGCGGCCATACCCGAAGCCAGATAGGTTTTACCATTCTTCCGCGCCATACTAATGAACGCCCGATCATAACGCCGGTTACCGGTTGCTTTCTCCCGCCAGCCGTATAACTCACTGATGATCCATTCTTGAAAGGGCTGCATGGTGAGTTGGCTACCGTCAGTCTTAGGCATTAATTCGATAAATTTAACCGCTTTTGCCGCAGCTTCTTCATCATAGTAGAAGGGGAAGCTAGTTTCTTTAGAACGGCTTAAATCGCGTTTAAATCGCTCACACGCCCATTTAATCTTTTGACCAGCCAATACTTCACCGGACAAGACTTGATCAACGTATTCAATCATGACAACATCGCCTCAAAAGAATCTTCCGGCGCATCATCTTTCTGCTTATTCAATTCCATACGAGCCCGGCTAGACAATGACATGCCTAAATCATCAGCTAAGGACTTTAGGTCTTTCATGGCTTGTGACTGCAAAGCCACATACGGGTTAGGCTTACGGGCACCAGTCTCTTGATTAGTCTGTACTAAGCCGTTCTTACGAATATCATTCTCGCAAGTCTGAATGGTGGCATAAGCCCGGCAGTAGCTTGCTAGAAGGGCCCGATCAAGTTCACTGATGGGCGTATTAGCTTTCAAATACGGGGAAACACGTTGCCATTCGGTCAAAGCACGGTCATGCAACCAATCAGGGGGCGTTAAATCAAGTGACGGGTAATCAAACAAGGCAGTCTCTGCGTCCTTGCGCTGGTCGCGTTCTTCGTTCGTTAGATGTTTCTTTAGAGTTGATAGTTGCTTAATCTTTTGACCCATTTTCGGGCTCCTTTCGCTAAATTTATATGCAAAAAAGCCACCACAGCATGGCTGAGGTAGCTCAAATGCACATATATTCGGAATTCGTTTATTATACATAAATCGTAACACTTTCGAGGAAAAAGTGCAATATATAGTATGCTGTTATTGGTTAGAACACTACATATAGTTGTGCTTCACCCCTTGGCTTTTTATTTATGCAAATTCCGTATAAAGTAGTAGACATTTTTTGGTTTCTGTCAATATTGGCAAAAAATCAAACTTTTAAAGGGAAATTTACGCACAGAAAGGAGTGTGACCGCTCTTATCGGTTCATTCATAGCCCCCCCATATCATTGATATACCAAGTTTTACAATCACTTTAGAATACTCGCGGTCGAATTGTCGGCTACCAAATCCAACTCGGCCTAGTTTTCGGCTTAGCTCCCCAAAATTGGGGGCTCAAAATTGAGCTACGAAAACAACCTATCCCGTCATCTTAACGGGTCAGCTAATGCACCAAGTTAGTGCGTTGGGGTCGTAACTTGCGACCTCAGTAACTCAGCTTAGTGACTCGGCTGAAAGTTCTGCGCAGAATTGCGCAGATATACTACCTAAGTTTAACTTAGCCAGTCTGGTTTATTCAGCGGAAAATTCCGCTCTACTAGATCTCCCGAAAATTCGGGACATCATTGCGCAGATGTACTACCTAAGTTTAAGTTAGTCACCAATTTTAATTCAGCTGAAAATTCAGCTCTACCTAACCATATTCACTTGCGAATACTCTGTATAATCGCAACCATCATCTATCACCAACTATCGCAGGCACATCACGCCTTACCACCATTCTTAGCGCTGACCTCTTTTGACCGTACTTCTCTAGCCTGCTTAGTCTTTTGATTGTGGTGTCGGTAGCACAATGGCTGTAGGTTGCTTTCATCTAGTCGCCGTGACCAATCATCACGTAACTCTATAACATGATCGACCACATCGGCTTTACGGATCACCCCGTCTTGATAGCATTTCACACAGATAGGGTTATTCTCTAGGAATCTACGTGATAACTTACGCCATTGAGATGACTTATAGAACTGTTGATAACGTCCCTCATGTTCGCCATACATGCGCTTGTGGTACGTTTCGGCGTTAGCCTTATGCTGGTGCTTACTGCAGTAACGGACATCATAGGGCACCAACTGACGGCACCCGGCATGGTTGCATTGCTTCATAGGTTTTGCCATATAATAAGCCTCCTTAATTTCTAGTGTGCCACGCTGTTCCACGTGTGTACCACGTTACTGAATGCTGTATCTATTGCCACATAAGGCTTTGACCACGTGTACCACGTGTACCACGTTAAAACAAACATTTACTGGTATAGGGTAAAGAACAAATTAGTCATTTTCTAGACATACACAAAAAGGCCGCCTGTGAAGACGACCTCTCGTTTATTACCCGTGCTTCTGGTAGCGAACCAATGTGATCACATCGAATGAGTTAACCTCATCATCACCGGCTACGTTGTTGACCCGATAAAGGGTGTCACCGATCTTAACCAGTTGTTGCTGATTGACCTGCTCATTATGCCGTACCACAATCATCTTCGTATCTGTCAGGTTGTCTCCGGTTAGAGTAATCTGCTGATTAATGGTCTGGCTATACTCACCGAACCATAGCGAGAATTGCGGAACGAACTGCTGAATGGGAACACCCGTATTCGGGTTAATCTCGTCACTGTCACCATATACTCCGAATTGGCAACGGTGCTTCATGCGCGATACATCATAGGTCTTCATCGTCATCACCAGTCCTATAAACCAATGCTTCGCAATAAATCATTTTCGAATCGCTCACTTTGATAAAATCAATGCTAGTGCCTATCAACTCATCGTCAATATCTTGTGCTTTGTCGACTTCCGAAACTTGCGCAAATAACTCCTCCATATTGTCAGCATGTACCATCTTAATTTTCATTATTTAAACTCCTTTTATTCTCTAAAATATTGCTTCTTAACTACATCAACAACATGCTGATTTGCCAACAGGTCATAGTAATAGTAGTTATATGTTTCCCTGCTCATAATCATTACTAGTGAAGACTGGCCGGGATAATACCAATCTACTTTGTTATCAAATATCACGCCCACTAAATCAAGCGACAAGACGTGCTCCGCTATTTTGCTATGAACGCTATCGGCCGGCCCATAATCATGAGCAATTGCAACAATTCGTGTAGTTCCACTTACCTTTTGCAATTCGGCATGATCTAACCAATCCCCAAGGTAAGGTGGTGTGTCATACTTATTACCCGCATTGTATGAACGATCACCTGCTAGTAGTTTTTCAAGATTATGTGGGCGTTCATACACGGCACATTTATCAAACTGAAATACGTCTTCAAATTTTTTGAGGTTTTCTGAACTGCTATATTTTGTGTCTCTCAATAATTGCATTTCTTGCCATTTCATACGTGTTTCCTCCTAGAACTGGAAATGTTTTTTTTAACGTGGTCCACGTGGTCCGGTGGTCCAAACGTTGATATATCAGCGCTTCAAAGACACCCTGACGTGGTCCATTAGGTGGTCCAACGTGGTCCACTTGGTAAATTTCTGATTAAACTTCGCGCATATACCCATGTAGACGTTGGCCATTCATTCTAATTCGTTGACTTTTCCAACCGTCCATATTGTCCATTAACAACTTAATTCGCTTAGCTTCCGAGTTTGTTCGACCGGTTAAATAACGATCAACTGTTTTATGGAAGACAACTTCCATAATTTCCCGAGTTGTTGTTTGATTAAGCAGTTTCCGTTCATTGCTAACTTGATCTTGTAGCCACTTAGATTGCTGACCGTAGTCACTGACATAGCTTTGTTTTAAGCTGGTACTCATTTTTCCCCAATCTGTGGGAACTTCCATTGCTAAAAACGCTTCGATGGCATCTCGCATAGGGTCGACAGCTTCCGCAGCCATCTGATACGCCTTAGCCTCTTTCACGGTGGCCTGATCCAGATATAGCGGTTCGCCATTCCTAAACCAGTACACGGCCTCCGCCAATAATTGAAGCATGTAATTCTCGTCCGGGTGCCATACATCTAATTTGGCCTTGTTGACCCCACATTTAATTGGATAAAAACGCCGTTCACCGGTCGCGTCCTTTAAATAGTCGGTTTGGTTAGTTGTGCCAATAAATACGCATTTACGCGGGTGTGGCAACGCATAGCGGCCATAACTGTTCCGGTATGTGTCGGATTGTGCACTAATGAAATTTTTGATTCCCTCAATATCCGTCTTCTTCATGGCGGAAAGCTCGGCAACTTCAATAATCCAACTACCTTGCAACTGTTGATAATCGTCTTTCTGCTTACCCATTCCTTTCAACGAATCATTGAATTTATCCGGGTATAGATTTTTACCAGCCGTACTCTTGCCAAGTCCTTGGCTCCCCTCTAAGATAGGGACAATTTCAAACTTAACTCCGGGAACATAAGCCCGGGCAATAAGACCAGTTAGCCATTTCTTAGTGATGGTGCGGGTGTAATGATTATCTTCGGCACCTAAGTAATCAATGAAATAACGTTCAGCACGTGGCTGGCCGTCCCATTCTGCCGCTTCAATACGAGCCTTAACCGGATTGATTGTCTTGCGGCGTGCCTCTGTAACTACTGCGTCGGTAATGTTCTCCTTGCTGAATAACAAATTGTAATGATCTTCAATATAGCTTCTCAATAACGTGTCATCACCATCATTCCAAAAACCTTTTTTGAACAGTGAATTGTCTGCTTGTGGCGTCTTAACAATTTGTTCCGAAAACTCGTCAAATGCAACTAGCCCTTTCAACATTTCGTCATGTTCCATAATTAAGCGGATATTGTAAAGAGACTGTGTTTTGATCCCATCGTCCGAATTTTTTTTGAAATCATTCTGCCAATCAGCGTCACGTTGCATTTTGATAACATTATTGGCCGCTTCTCGGGTCTCTGCTGGTAAATCCATTGCTTTGCCCATTAATGAACCCCCTTACTCTCTCGTTTTAAAATGGATTGAAAAATCACATTTATCTCTCTACTTGGTAGCGATGGATCTACAAAAGAATCATTTATCACCGATAGCATGTTATAAACGGTTTTTGGATCAGCACCAACACTAAACATTCGACCTGCCATTTTAGTAAGCCAAACATTCCTATCACCCGTACTGACCCCTTGCACCATCTCATCAAGCAAACGCCCCGTATACTTCTTTAAGCGCGTTGTATAGGCGTGTTCTGGCGCACCGTTCAAATTATTGGTGCTTAATTCATCAACTAGCCAATTAGGTGCCGGTTTAATATCAGCCAGTGTTCGACCAGATAAGGGTGCATAAGCCATGCCACCAATCTCACTTGGCGCAATTACAGTAAAGTCACTTAGCAGGTCAATGCCAGGCCAATTATCGACCTTGCGCACCTTGTCTCCGGTATACTTAAAGAAGTAGTGGAGACCACCGCTAGCTGTCTTTTCAATGTACGTATCTGGTGAAAGTGTCTTGCCTTGGCGCTGTAATTTCATCAGGCTATCTTTTCCATTCTTAGCAGAATCGTGAATATCAACATCAACCACCAATAAATTTGACGTGTCTAATCGCAAGCCTAGGTTATAATCTGGGTTATTTTGAAACCAGTCCACAATGGTGTTCTGGTCTCTAGTGGCTTCTAAATATCCGTGGTGGCCCTTAGGCGGTGTCTTAGTGTTGGCTGATAAAGGATAAATTTCATACCCGCTTTCAACTAAATCAAGTGCCGCATATAACGAAGAAAATTCTTCCATCACGTCACCACCTATTCTTCAGGACAAATAGCATTTGAGACTTTTAACATGATGTCAGCAATATTCGCCAAATTGCTTTCCAGATTGCTTGATTGATGACTATTGAAAAAATAATTACACCAATAGCTATCATGTTTAACAATGGCATTAGTCATCGATAAATCATCAATACTTACTTTCAGTGATTCCCATGCCCGTGTTAATTCCTCAGCTTGTTCAAATAATTCTTCATTTGTCATTTTCCATTCTCCTTATTCATGTTAGAATTAAGGGGAAACATACATTGCAATCTCTCTGACCTACTACTCGCCAAAGTTAAGTAGGCCTTTTTTGTATGCTCTCCCATTTTCTTACCTCGTATCCTTACGCTTTCTTCATTCCAACTAACGCTGTAGCAATGCCAAGAAAATAACTGGCAAAAAGTCCGACTAACAGTAAACTGACTAAGTTCATAGGATCACCTCCTTAAGTTTATTCTGCCCCGCTCAAGGCCTTATTTTTTATGTGCTTGCATGAATTTATCTGCGTCCAATTGGTCAATACGCTTGGTGCCATTGATGATAATCACTGGTAAGCCTTGATCAATATATCGATTTAAAGTATTACGAGATTTTACATTTAAATATTTACATGCTTGGCCTAAATTCATATACTTTGATACATCAGTCATGTTCATATTTCGTCATTTCCTTTCAAAAAAAATAAAGGTTCTTTATTCATATTTCGTCATTATGTTATCACTTCTATTGTCACTAGTCAATATTCATGGTCATATTTCGTCAAAATAAATAATATATGCTATACTTAATGCAAAAGGAGGTATTAGAATGGTTCAATCTAAACCTGAAAATATAATGATCGGAAAAAGAATAAAGTCAATCAGAATAAGTAAAGGAATAGACTTGGCTAAATTTGGAAAAATGGTAAATCCTCCAGCCTCCGCAAGCATCGTTTCAAGGTGGGAACGTGGAATAAATTTGCCAAACAGTCAAAGGATTAAATCAATTGCTGAAATAGGAAATGTTTCTGTTAATTTTCTATTAAACGGTACCCAAATGTCGATTAAGGATATCAAGAAATTCCAATCTACGCTAAGTAGAGATAATTTAACTGACGAAGAAAAAAAGAGAATTAAGGAAATTTCCATTGAAACCAGATCAGCTATCCAATCTGTAAATGAGCCTTTCGATAAAATTTCTCGTCAAGTATTTAAAGATAGTTTTTTATCTGATCTTTCACCGGAAAAGCGTATTCTTGCAAATCATATTTCTATTTTGCTTAGTCACATATCAGCTTCTGAAGTATCCGATAACTTTTTAGAAGACCTTACCGTTTATCTGAATGGAATTACATGTTTATTATCTGGATCCATTAGTAAGAAAGACTTTGAGAAATATCAGAATGATCTTTCTAAAGACATCGACAAGAATTTTGAATAAATTATTTTTTCTACATAACACTGCCCCGCTCAAGGTACGTTATGGAGGAAATTATATATGGCAACAATCAAGAAGTATCAGGACAAGGACGGGAATACTCGTTATCAATTTCAAATATATTTAGGCACTGATCCACTAACTGGTAAGAAAAAAACTACCCGTCGTCGTGGATTCAAGACAAAAAAAGGAGCCCAGATTGTACTATCAAGACTTGAGCTTGATGTTTACAACCATGGACTTCCCACAAAGAATGATAATTCTGTTTTTAGTGACATCTATCAACTCTGGTTTACACAATACCAGCATACCGTTAAAGAAAGCACTTGGGCAACTACCAAACGAATGTTTCGCCTACACATTTTGCCCGTATTTGGCGAGTACCGCATAGCTCAAATAACCATTAAAGATTGTCAGAAAGCAATCAACCAATGGTTTAACGAGGGATTAGCCAAGTATCATACGCTTATGAACTACGTTGCCAAGGTGCTTGATTATGCCATCAATATTGACTTAATCAGTGAGAACCCTGCAAAACGGGTTATTGTTCCGGTAAATAAGAATGATCGTTCACGCAAAAACTTAGAGAATTATTTTGACAAGTCGGAATTGCAACACTTCTTTGAGTGTCTGAATGATGACGATAATACGCCACAAGCTAGTGTATTCTTCCGTTTGGCAGCATTTAGCGGTATGCGAAAGTCAGAAATGTTGTGTTTGGAATGGTCAGATATTGATTTTGTTCATCACACCATAAGTGTCAATAAAACACAGTCTCGAGGCGATATGGCTCGTTTACTGGTACAGACACCCAAGACTGCCAGAAGTAATCGAACTGTCTTCATAGACCCTAAAACAGTGCAAATTTTGCAACGGTGGCAATTGGAACAGAAGAAATATCTTATCCGTTTTGGTTTTAACATAAATCACAGCAACAATTATGTTTTTGCCAATGAAAATAATGAGATGTTTCAACCATCTAAGCCACGCAAATGGCTTGAACATACCCTGACGAAATATGATCTAAAACACGTAACCGTCCACGCATTTCGGCATACCTATGCCACCTTGGCATTTGAAGCTGGTGCTTCGGTTAAATCGGTTCAGGATCAGCTAGGGCATTCAAGCTATCGAACGACTTTAGATATTTACACGGCAGTCACTGCAAAACAAAAGAACGAAGCCACCCAAAAACTAGCAAGTTATCTTAATTTCTAA